GATGATAAAACAATTGTTCATAAGTTCACTCTTACTGAGGCTGATTTGAAGAGCCTTAGACAAGCAGCATCACTTCTTGGACTTACACACGTATCGTTTGTGAGTGATGATTCTGGACTTAAAGTGGTCGCTCAAGATGTGTCGAACGAGTCCCTTGGTAAAGTGACCCTCAATGTCGAAGGCGAATGTGTTGCAAAATCAACGTGCAATATGCTGTTTGAGAATCTTAAAGTTTTGCCTGATACGTATAGTGTGGAAGTAACACCTCGCGTAGCGCACTTTGTTGGTACAACTACTGGTGTTCAATACTGGATCGTAATGGAAGCACGATAATGAGCGCAGAGGTATTTCTTCTTAATCCAGAAGAATATGCGCGCCGGGCTATCGCAGCACTCGAAACACAATTGAGTACTGCAATAAGCCCGAAACGCAAAATGAGACTTGAATCTCGCCTTGCACAGTGGAAAAAAACATTACAAATCTTTTGTGAAACAAATGACCAAAAAGCGACCAGCTAAAAAACCTGAATCTTCTCAAGCAGATCCTAATGAACAATTTCTTGTTCTTGGACATTTAATAAAGTATAATCTATACTTGCTCACAAAGTCTGTTGTGTTTTCTGCTATTACGACAAAGACCAATAATATAGACGAGGCTGTGAGCATGACTAATAAGGTTATGGACGAACTTGATCTCGACACAAAGCGTAGAGCACAGCAGTCTCAAGATAGCTAACAACTGTCTCTTTATTTTTATATTATTTGTTGGGTGATTCATGAGCGAAGTTTCGCAAGATCGTAAGCATATTGTGTGGATGGAAAAGTATCGACCACAAACAGTCGATGAGTGTATTCTACCACAAGGTCTAAAAGATACATTTAATGGTATTGTAAAGAGTGGTGAGCTGCCGCATATGTTGTTTGCTGGAACAGCAGGTGTTGGTAAAACTACTGTAGCAAAAGCCCTGTGCAACGCACTTGACTATGACCACATTTTAATCAATGCATCTGATGATCGCAACATTGATACACTTAGAACAACTGTAAAACAGTTTGCATCTTCTGTATCATTCAACGGCAGACGCAAAGTGATTATTCTCGACGAAGCCGATTACTTGAACCCTCAGAGCTTTCAGCCAGCACTTCGTGGCGTGATGGAAGAGTTCTCGAAGAATTGTTCGTTCATTCTCACTTGCAATTTTAAGAATAAGATTATTGAGCCTCTTCAGTCTCGCTGTTCTGTCAAAGAGTTTAGAATCACAAAGCAAGAAAAGAAGAACATCATCGAAGCGTGTTACAAACGCATTGTGAAGATTCTTGAGGCAGAAAAAGTTGAGTTTGATGGTAAAGCACTTGCTGCAATCGTGGTAAAGTATTTCCCAGACATGCGACGATTGTTAAACGAGTTGCAAACATTCAGCAAAGAACACGGCAAGATTGATGAAGGTATTCTGACATTTGCTGGTGATGTAAACGTATCTCGTTTGTATAAGTCACTCAAAGAGAAAGACTATGGACACGTGCGTGAGTGGGTTGTTGAGAATTGTGATAATGATCCAACAATTATCTATCGAAAGATATATGATCATCTCAAGCAGAACATGAAGACATCTTCGATACCTCTAGCAATTGTGACGATTGCAAAGTACATGAATCAGCAAGTTGTTGACCAAGAGATCAATCTGATGGCCTGTCTTATTGAACTTGGTATGACTTGTGAGTTTGTATGAGCAATGACAATAAGAATTTATTGTTCGATTTCATAAACGATCTTTCTCAGAACAAGAAAGATTTCCTTACAGAAGAAAATGATCGTGAGTATTCTGCATATATGATCAATCGTTTTTTGTCCATGGACATTACAACAATCATGTATGCAAATGAAATGAATTTAAACTCACAATTGCCAAAACGAATGCAGTATGATTACTACTTACATTCGATTAAAAAGCAGAAGCGTTTTTTCAAATACATAAAGCATAAGCGACAAAATGACATTGATGTGATCAAAGAGTATCACGGATATAGTGAAGCACGAGCAAAAGAAGTTCTTCCTATTTTTACTGAAGATGACATTGCGTACATGAAAGAACGATTGACAAAGGGGGGTGTCAAGAGTGGCAAACAAAAAACAAAATGACCTTTCACTAGAAGAGTTGGTTCAACTTGCAGAGCAAATCTCGTTATTGATTGAAGATAACAATCAGAACATAAAAGACTGTACAAAAGTGTTAAACAAAATTCAAAACAAGATTTGTCCAAAGAAACCATCTCTGTTGTCACGAGCAATTCAAAAATTGCTAAATAAAACCTGAACTGAGGTAACTAAAATTATTAGGTACAGGTAATGACATCCGTGATTGATACATTAGTTGAAGTAACTTTGAACACTCCTGACGATTTTTTAAAAGTCAAAGAGACTTTAACTCGCATTGGCGTTGCATCCAAAAAGGACAAAACACTCTATCAGTCTTGTCATATTCTCCACAAAAGAGATAAAATCACAAAGCAAAGTCGATATTACATAGTACACTTCAAAGAGTTGTTTAAGCTAGACGGAAAACCAACACAGATTACAGAAGATGATCTTGCTCGCCGCAACACTATTGCAAACATTTTGGCTGAGTGGAAGTTGGTTAATCTCGTAGACAAATCCAAGAGCGCATCGCCCGTTGCTTCCATATCCACAATTAAGATTGTTCCGCATAAAGAAAAAGTAGATTGGAAACTTGAAACAAAGTATAATATTGGTAGTGCTAAACGTAAAGAGCAAGTACCAACTCCAACAATCACAAAAGTGTAGTTAAGAAAATTTTGTTATGTTGAACTTTTTTAAGTCTGGCACAGAGCTTGCCATCTTTAAAATTAATGAAGCTGCAATTACTCCTCAATACTCGACAGAAGCATCTGCGTGTTTTGATATTCACGCATGTCTGCCACAATCTACACGAGTAAAAGCAAAAGTTAAAACAAATCCTCTTTCTCGTGACACTGATGCAATACTGCCATCAAATTCTGATCTTACAATCACATTACCGCCTGGCGCTCGCGCACTTATACCAACAGGACTAAAGTTTCATATACCAAAGAATCACTCACTTCGGTTACACCCTCGTTCAGGTCATGCATTCAAGAATGGCATTACATTAGTCAATTGTGAAGGCATCATTGATGAAGACTACGTTGATGAAGTGTTTGTTGCTGTGTACAACACATCGAATGAGCCATTTGTTATTAAACATGGTGATCGAATTTGCCAAGCAGAACTTGTCAAAGATATCAAAGTAAACATTTCAGAGTCTAAAGTTGAGCCAACCAAAAAAACAAGTCGCTCAGGTGGTTTTGGCTCAACTGGAGTATAGTCGTGCAGATTTTGTGTATATCTGATTTACATCAATGCCACGATTCTATCAAGTTGGTACCTTGCGATGTGCTTATTGTGGCAGGAGACATCTGCACTTCAGGTGATATTGTTCAAGTTGAAAAATTTGCCAATTGGCTCCAAAGAGAATCACACAACTTCGATAAAGCCATAATCATTGCTGGTAATCATGATTGGGTGTTCATGCGTATGCGTATTCTTGCATTAGAAGCTCTACGCCGCGCTATAGGCGATAAACTCGTCTATCTTGAAGACTCATCGTGTGTGATTAATAATATTAAATTCTACGGGTCTCCTTGGCAACCAGAATTCAATGCTTGGGCATTCAACGCTCCACGTGGTGAAAAGCTACGTCAAATATGGAATGCAATTGATGATGATACTGATGTTTTGATTACACATGGTCCACCATTTGGTATTGGCGACAGAGTGTATGGAAATAGCGTAGGCTGCTTCGAGCTTGCTCAACGAATTCGCCAGCTCAAGAATCTTTCACTTCATGTATTTGGACACGTTCACGCAAGCAACGGCTCGTACATCAGTGAAGAGCACTCAGGTATTCAATTCTGTAACGCATCTCTTTTAAACGAACAGTATCAACCAGTGTATCCATCGTACATGTACACGTTTCTTAACACTGGAATTTACAGAGTTAGTACCGCCACTCCAATTAAGCTGTTTTAGATCATATTTTCGTTAAAACATACACCGTTGAGACCTTCATTTGGTCCAAGTTTGGTCCAAGTTTGGTCCAAAATTAGACAACCTTGGACACTTAGACATGCTCTTGGTCATGTTAGTGTGAAAACGAGTATTGTGAGAACGTTGATTTGGTCCAAGTTTGGTCCAAGTTTGGTCCAAAATTAGAACCATTATGGAGTGTGATTGTGTTCTTGATCATATCAACGTGAAAACAACTATTGTGCTGACTGTGATTTGGTCCAAAATGACCGAAGTTATACGACACCAAACCTGAATTTTTTTTGAGCATACATAATAGTATGAGTAGAAAAACCAGCGAAGGCGGAAAAAATTTGATCAAAGAGTTTGAGGGGTTTCGAGCCACAGCATACATTTGCCCTGCTGGTGTCGTCACTGTTGGGTATGGAACAACTCGTATACAAAGTAAATCAGTTCAGCTTGGAACAACTATTACTACAGACGAAGCAGACATGTTATTGGAAGAAGATCTAAAAACGTTTGAAGATGCAATCAACCAGAATGTGCGTGGAGAAATATCTCAAAATCAGTTTGACGCTCTTGTTGCGTTCGTCTATAATGTAGGAGCAGGAAACTTTAAGAAGTCCACTTTGCTCAAGAAAATAAACGCTGGTGATTTTAATCAAGCAGCTGACGAGTTTCTTAAATGGAACAAAGCTGGTGGTAAAGTTTTGAAAGGTCTTACGAGAAGACGCACTGCGGAACGTGAATTATTTTTAAGAGACTAATATGAGCGTATTGATTACACGATTGATTACTGGTGAAGAAATTTTAGGCAGCATTACAGAATCATCTGATGACACGTGCACAATTGATAACCCAGTACATATTGCTGCATCGCAGAACCCTAGCACAGGTAAGATAGACATTCACATGGCACCTTTTGTGCCCTTGTGTGTAGACAAATTGCTCACAATTAACCTCAAGAACGTTTTGTGCCAATATGAGCCAGTACTTGAGATCAAGAATAAGTACAGTACAATGTTTGGCAGTGGGATTATCATTCCATCTAATACTGGAATTGCGGGCGTCTAATATTAAATTGACACTTGCGCAGTAATATGTCAATCTATAGTACATGACAACAGAACGTTTCTACACGAATTGCACATGCATCGGCAACAACATTTTATATCGCGGCATTGAAGGTGGCAAACGAGTTTCAAAAAAGTTTACGTTCAAGCCAAAATTGTTTGTTCCAACGAACAAGCAAACAAAGTGGAAGACTCTCGATGGCAAGTTTGTTGATAAGATTGAGTTTCAAGATATCAATGATGCAAAAGAGTTCGTCCGCAAGTATGAAGGTGTAGACAACTTCGTGTACTACGGAAACACAAAGTATCAGTACGTTCATTTAGCTGATGCGTTTCCTCAAATGGTTGATTATGATTTCTCTCGCATTGTTATTGCCAATATAGATATTGAGGTAGCTTCCGAAGGCGGGTTTGCTCCACCTGAGAATCCGTTTGAAGAAGTGATAGCAATAACTGTTGAAAGCAATAACACATATGTTGTCTTTGGCTGCGGCGAGTTCACATCTTCAAAAGATAATGTCAAATACATTCGTTGTGAGAATGAAGCTGATCTTCTTCGACGTTTTATGGCGCATTGGGAACATCTTGCTCCAGACATTGTAACTGGCTGGAACGTTCAGTTCTACGATATACCGTACATGGTGAATAGAATCTCTCGTGTCTTTGGTGACAAAGAAGCAAAGAGAATGTCACCTTGGAAATATCTCTCAACTCGATCGGCAGCATACAAAGGTCGTATGCATCAAGTTGTTGAGCTTGTTGGCATCTCTACACTTGATTACATTGAAATGTACAGAAAGTATCAGCCTCGCCAAGAGAGTGAGAAGTTGAACTACATTGCATACGCAGAACTAGGTGAGAAGAAGATCTCATATGAAGAGTATGGTGACTTGCACACACTTTACAAGAGCAATTACCAAAAGTTTATCGAGTATAACATCAAAGACGTTGAACTTGTGCGCAAACTTGAAGAAAAGCTGAAACTCATTGAGATGGTTGTTGCACTTGCCTACGACGCCAGAGTGAATTATGTTGATACGTTTGCACAAGTGCGCATGTGGGATACAATCATTTACAACCATCTCAAACATCAAAACATTGTGCTGCCACGATTAGTTCAAAATAACAAAAGTTCTGATTATGCTGGCGCGTATGTAAAAGAAGTTATTCCAGGTATGTATGAGTGGGTCGTCTCATTTGACTTAAACTCTCTGTATCCCAACTTGATTGCACAATTTAATATCTCACCTGAGTGTTTACTCACAGACCAGTATCGCCATGTGACTGTTCAATCTCTTCTAGCAAAGCAAGTTGATACCAGCGATGTGAAGCAAAGTAATATTGGTCTTGCAGCCAACGGTCATTGTTTTAGTAACGACAAGATTGGATTCTTGCCAGACATTCTCATGCGCATGTATGAAGACCGTAAGGTGTACAAAAACAAAATGTTGGTTGCTCAAAAAGAATTGGAGCGAGTAAAAGAAGAACTCCATCGTCGTGGATTGCAATAAAATAATCCAACTCCGATTATTTAATTGATCCAATTTTTTTTGTTTGTTATACTGTTTCTATAGGGTATGTTACCCTTAACGTTTAAGTTAAACGGACAGTATATCATGAAATCCACTTCAATGATTCTGAATTCTCTTTTGGAGAATTCTGATTTTCCAAACGCATCTCGTAAAACAATTACTCTTAGCGAATATTACGCACTTCGAGATTACATCGACACATCACCTGTTGAGTATCAGCGACCTTACGATCCTAGTCGCGAAAATTCTGATGAAAAGGGACTTGTTAAATATGTGCTCGATCTTTTCTTTTACAGAGATGTAAAAGCAAACATGCTTCCTGCACTTGTAATGCGACAGCTACACACAAATCAAATTGAGCAGCGCGTCGCCTCTGGCAGAAAGAATTGTAAAATACTTGAGATGACCGATGGTCAACATCGCACTGTCATTATGTTTAAGTTATTGTCTGGTGAAATTAAAATACCATCTGACTACACAGTGATGTTTAATGGAAGAAGTGTTCTCATCGGCGATAAGACGATACCGGATCTTATGCAATTGGGACAAAATTACAGAGAACTCATTGAGTCTCGTGTATTCTCCATGGATGTTTACCTGGATTATTACTACAACATTGCAGATGAACGAGCAGCAGAAATCTTTGCAGAGAGAAATTCTGGTGCGCCACAGTCTCGACAAAGTGTTCGTAATTGTCAAACACATAAACTGTGTGTAACAATTCGTTCTCTTGCCAGAGACATACCAGACTTTGATACGAAGTGTCATCCACTTATGGCTGTTGTACAAAACGCAAACGGAGAACTCATCGGAAAGTTCTATCCGGGTAAGATGACAAGCGATCTTAATTTTGATGAGGATGTTGCTCGAACGTTAGCAACAATCATTGGTTACGATAAACTAGCCTCAGAAGATTCAATGAACATCGATCAAAATACACTCGATAGAATGTATACGTTGTATGGCAATCAATTGAATCAAAAATACTATGAGATGCTTATTGATGTTCTTGACTTTCAATATGAATTCTTAAAGAACATTCATGAGAACTTGCGCCGAGATCGAATTGATAAGAGCTTCTGGAATGCAATTCGATATATCTCAGTCATTCTGGTTCATAGAGCACACACTAGCAACAAATCATTATCGTTTGGTGTTGATAAGAGAGCAGCAACATTCTTGATGTGGAGAACACTCAACAAGTTTATTACACAAATGTGTTCTGTTCCTAAGAAAGATAGAGATGTTATTAAGCAGACTTTGTTTGAGCGAAGTCTTAACAAAATGAACTGGTATTCAAAAACAAGCGGTACTGGTCTTGCTGTAGTGTTTGCAGCACTCGACCGTTTCTTAAAGAAGAACAATACCAAGTCTCTTGGTGTTATATTGAAAGACAATCGAGAAACGTTTAACCCAAAGTTACGCGCAATTCTTTACACAGAACAGAATGGTAAAGATGCAATAACTGGACGTATGATAGATTACGAAGATGCTGTAACAGACCATAAGTTGTGTCGAGCCCGTGGCGGTGAAACAAAAGAACATAATGCTCAAGTTGTGGCTTCATGCACTAACAGCATGAAAAGTGTGAATTAAATGAATAAGCAAGTCAAACAGACAATCAAAGAGATCAATCAAATTCTTACATCTCAATGTCCATCATACACGCTTGATGTTGAGTCGTTAAGAAATTTAGACACAATTCGTTCTGATACCAAATTGCGGTTTATTGAAACGACACATACGTTTGGAGAACCAAACGTTGTCACTCGAATGTACAAGCATTTTAAGTATCGTGGTCTGCCAAGCATTTCTACATCAAATCAGTTGACGCTCTATCTTATTATTATGCGAAACAAAAAAACTGGTAAGTTACACTACAAGTTTGGCACAACAAAGTCTGTATATATTGCCGAGCGTTATCAAAAAAGATCTGCAACATGGGAATTTTTTTGCGAAGCAGTCACATCAAGAGTTGGGGATAGAGATCAAATTCTTGCTCTTGAAAAGCGCATTAAAAAGTTTGCCACAAATAGTAAATTGATCCAACCTAATGTTGAAGATTTTATTTTTGGTGGCCAGACAGAAGTGCTAATATCAACACACAAGATTCCATCCGATAAATTGTTGGAGCTGTATCGCATTTTTAATGACACCGGCTTCGATGGATTGTAATCAAATAACTGAAAATAAGAATGACATTACACCCACATTAGTGTAATATTATCGTCATGCAAGATCTCTCAAAACTTTCTGATGCTGAGTTAAAAGCATACGCACAAAAACTTTCGTTTGACGTATCAAAGTATCACAACTTCCAGTTGACAAAAAAGATTCAATTGAACTCTGCGTATGGTGCGATGGGTAATCAATACTTTCGTTTTTACGACATTCGTTTAGCTGAAGCTGTTACACTTTCTGGTCAGTTAATCATTCAGTGGCTTGCTCGTGACATTAACAAGTACATGAACACAATTCTTAAAACAGAGAGTGTTGATTATGTAATTGCAATTGACACAGACTCAATTTACTTGAATATGAAACATCTTGTCCACACAGTGTACAAAGACAAGCTACCAGATGACAAATCAAAGATTGTTGATTTCATCGATAAAGTTGC